GGCATTTAGATTTTTGCCGTTTGGATATTTAAACTCTCCAACCACACGGTCGTCTGCATCAATCATCCACGCGTAATCGCCTTTACCAGCACATAAATCAAGTGCTTCGCTACGGTTATGACCAAAACCTATCCATGGACGTTGATGGAGTTCGCCAGGAATGCCCTTTTCCTCAAAGTATTTGCGAATGTACTCCTGTGTACCGTCTGTGGAACCTGTGTCCACAATCACCCAGTAGTCAATGTGAGGATGAATAGAGTCCAAGCACTCATGCAGAATTTTTGTTTCGTTCTTGACAATCATTGAGAGGCATACTGTAGACATTCACGATTCTCCTTTTACAGTTATTTATACTGAGCAATCCAGTCTTCAAGACAAACTTGTGGAGTCCATCCAAGATGTGTTTTTGCTTTTGATGCGTTTGCGAGAGTGATACGCGATTCTCCAAGACGGGGTGGAATATTAACAGTTTCTCCCCCCATGAGTGCAGCAATCTCGTTCACCGAATAATTTACTCCTGTTCCAATATTGTAAATCTGTCCCCACTCCCATCCCCGATGGATTGTACACGATTCATTGTCAGTAATATCGTAATCAGGAGCAGTAAACTGTGATGCCCTTATGTTCGCTTCCACCACATCGCTCACATGAGTAAAGTCACGCCGCTGATCTCCGTCACCCACAATGGTCATGGGTTCTCCTGCTGCGCGTTGGCGCAAGAAAATACCTATGACAGGTGCGTATTGACCCCGCAGGGGTTGACGCTCTCCGTACACATTGAAATAGCGGAAGACGATTGTCTCCAAACCGTATAATTTGGAGTACATTTTACACAATTCTTCGCCGCTAGTTTTTGTGACCGAATACGGATTCAGGCAATCGTTGGGCATGGTTTCAACCAGTGGAGGAGTATTCTTTAATCCGTAAGCCGACGAAGTGGACGAGTAGATTACCCGCTTCACACCACAAACACGGGCGCATTGCAGAACACTTGCAGTACCAAGCACATTTGCTTCCACTGCTTTTAGAGGATTTTCAATGCACGGTTGAATTCTCGCTTCAGCAGCAAGATGAAACACAGTGTCCACTCCCTCGTACAGTTTGCGAACCATAGTGTAATCATTGATGTCATACTTGTAGTTGCGTGCTGCGGGATTCCAATAGAACTGATCGTGAGCGTCCGAAGATTCGTTGTCGATCACGGTGACTTCGTGACCGTCTGCAATTAGACGATCCACAAGATTTGATCCAATAAAACCCGCTCCACCTGTAACTAGTGCTTTCATTTTTGTATTTCCTTTTGACTGCGTGTTAAGGCAGACCCCACCACTTGGTGCATATCGTAATATTTATAGTCTGCCAACCGACCACCGAATATGTATCTGTCAGCGTCTATCCTGTTTTTGTATTGTGTATACAATTCATTATTTTTATCATCGGTCAAAGGATAGAATTTTTCTTTGGTGCTGTCCCAATTCTGTGGGTACTCGCGTGTAATTACCGTGTGATCTTGCTTTCCGAATATGAAATGCTTGTGTTCCACTATGCGGGTATACGGAACCGTAGCATCGGTGTAGTTCACGGCGGCTACTCCTTGGTAGTCAGGAATGCCTAAAGTTTCGTGTTCAAACCGCAGGCTTCTCCACGCAAGACTACCCAGGTCGCATCCAAAGAATTCATCAACCGCACCCGTGTACACCACTCGCTTTGCCTGCGCCTCAAGATGGTCACGGTCTTGTAGAAAATCAACGCCTGTTTCCACTGGAATTCCGTCCAAGAGTTTTTGAAAGATGAGAGTGTATCCATCAACAGGAATGCCTTGATACCTGTCTTCAAAGTAGTTGTCGTCGTAGGTCAAGCGAATGGGAAGTCGCTTGATGATGGACGCAGGCAACTCGCGGGGGTCACGATTCCATTGTTTTGTAGTGTAGCCCTTAACAAATTTCTCGTAAATCTCTTCTCCTACCTGTGACAGCACCCACTCTTCAAGATTGGACGGTGACTGTATTGGAATTCGCACCGCTGACAATTTTTCCCGTGCTTCCTGCGGGGTCTTCACGCCCCATAGTTGGTACAGAGTAAACAGGTTAATCGGGAACGAATACAGACTGTCTCCGTGAATTACGCGAGGACGGTACACAAAATGGTTAAAGCGTGTCCATCTGTTCATGTACTCCCATACACGGTCGCTGCTTGTATGGAATATGTGAGGACCGTATTCGTGGACATGAATACCTCCCACATCTCGCGTGTAACAGTTTCCCCCAATGTGGCTACGCTTGTCCACTATCAGACACCGCGCACCCACATCGGTCATCTGTCGTGCAAATATTGCTCCAAACAGACCAGAACCAACTATGAGATAGTCATACATCAATAAAAATCTCCAACAACTAGTTTTTCGTAATTGGAAAGCACATTGGTTGAATCAAGATGAGATCGTTGAGGAAAAAAAGCATAATGAACACATCTACAAGATCCAACTATACAATTTGTCTTATTGAGTTCTTTGGGTTTTACAGAAGACAACCAGATTTCTTCACTGATATCAACCAGTCCATCAAACTGCGAGAACTCTTCTCCCAACCAAGAAATGCAGTTTATAGACACCCTATCATTGGTTTCAACATTTTCTGTAATAGGAAACGGAGTTTTGCTCACAAGATACTTATTTATGATGTAGTGATGTTTCTTTTCTGCAATTAAAGGATCACCCCATCCCACAGGACACACGCAGTCATTTTTAAACGGTTCAAAATAAGAGTACATACCGCATCTTTGGCTATAATAGTCACAAACAGAATTGTTGATAATGTTGGCAAAAACCAAAAAGTATTGTGGATTGTTCAACCTGAAATCACATATAGTTTCAATAAAGTTGTCATCAGTCCACACTATATCATCATCAATTCTGATGTAAATAGTATCAGTATCAATACATCTATCAAAAAAATGATGAATGTTTGTACTCTGACCACAATTACCATTACTAACAAATCTATCATCCAAAGTTACTTTGCTGTTGGAATCTCGGATAGTCTTCATCCATGCGATATCGTCTTGGTTGTTTGTATTTACCCAAAATCGCAACTCATCAATAAAATCCATCTGCTTGTTCAAGTAATGATACATCAATTTCATGTACCGAAGCCGACCCGCAGGAACGACCACCACAACTTTCTTACCTTTAAACATAAGCACCACCCAATCTCAATAGTATACTTTTATATCTTGCAATCGCATCTTCTCGTTTGAGATGTTTCTTTGAAAACTCAAGGGCATTCTTCGCTATGAAGTTGCAGTGTTCTGGATTTTTCTTTGCCCATTCGTACTTTTCCTTGAAGTCCGAAAGATCATCTTTCACAGGAATGTAGTGATGGAATGGCTGCATCCAAAAAAACCAGTACTCATTCCATTTCCTCTCTTGGTAAAATACAGGTCTTCCACTATGGAAAAGAAACTTTGTACGAGCAGACCAACCAGCACCCTGCAAGTCTATAAGGTATTTGTAATCACAGTGTTCTGGTATCGAAACATACTTTCCAGTATCAGTTCTCAATTTTTCGGAACCATCAACCTTGTGCCAACGACCAATATTCACTGCACACACAGTTGAATCGCATTTAGTAATTTCACAAAAAACATCTCTAGTCTTATTGGTTCCACAATTTCCAATCCAAAACAACCGCTCATCTTTTGGAGGAACCAATGATCGGTTAATCATGTCTTTGCAAATTTCTTCGTAGTCATCCATACCACACTCAACCCATCTGTCAAAAGCAAAACATGGTATCAGAGCATCATGGTACGCAGAGAAAGAAAACGAGAACGGATAGTGTTCAGAAAAATACAAATCACAATCTGTTTTGTCTCCCAAGAAAAAGACAGCGGAAAAAGGTTTCATAGTTGAAACAGTTTCGGGAGATATACTGTTAAATGCCGCTTTAGTCATGGAAATCACACTCTTACCCCTGCTTTCATAGCAAGAGTGTTCCTGAAAGTTTATGGTATTTCCATCAAATATGATAGTGAGGGACTGATTCATCTTTCATCCTATTTTCTAGTTCAAAGAACTGATTTCCTTCTACGCGATGATATGTGCTATTATCTGTAATTCTTCCACGAACAAAATCAGAATTGTATTCCTCCATATTTCTGTGGTGAAAAAATCGTACTGGCACTCCGAACGATTTGATCCACGAACCGATTGTGACATCTGTATAAGAGGACATCGGAGACATATTCCCAAAAAATTTGACACACCCTTGTATTGCAGTGAAGCAACTTTCGTTCATAAAGAATCCTCTTCCTCCAGAGGGATACAATACAGATGAGTACACATCCTTGCCCCAAGAAATTGTAGGCATATTGCTCTTAAGAATAAAACCTACTATTGATGGGTAATCATCAACAATAAACAGATTACGTATCACGGGAAATACTGGATAGGTGTCGTCGTCCATGAAAAAATAGTTTGTGCCAACAGTATGGATATGCTCCTTAAAGAACTTCATGTACTTGTAAGAAACCGTGTCATAGTTGAGTGGCTGTAGATAACGATCATCGTTATATGGAAAACAGTCAGCATCACACAATCTATCGGTCAAGAATACATGACCTTCGTTTGCTGACAGTCTACGAATCCATGTATTTCTTGCTGGATTTATTCTGCTGTCAAGATTGGAGTCCGCTGATAGGACAACATATTGAATATTCATGGTATCAACTCTATCAGTTTGTCGATTTCTTCTTGATGTGTGATATACGGACGAATGCTGTGGCAGTCCAAATACCTTCCACTTCTGATATTTTCGGCATTGTATTTCCAATTAGAACGATCAAGTCTTCCCTCGTAGGGCTTTCTTGAAACTACTCTGAAATCAATAGTTTTAGACCTAAATTTTGAAATAATCATATTGGTTGCATAAACCTCGTCGCTGCCCCAATGCGGAAAATCAAATTCGGGATGTCCAACAGAAAGATCAGGAGCAGAAACAACATCAAGTGATTCTTCAAATGAATCAGATAACTCTAAAACAGACTTGAATAATTTTCCCTTTGCCACATGATAGCATGATGGTAGTGGAAGATGATCTACCAAATTAACATATGCTGTATCGGGAATAGATTCTATTGTATCAGTGAAGTAGTTCTTGTTTAGAGGAATCATGTCTATGTCGCTGATACAAAAGACTGTATTGGGACAGGTTGATGGATACCAGTATCTTGACCAAAGTGTTTTTAAGTACGATGGGTGTTTTGACTCTTCTGTGAATTTCACTACCTCTCCGTATTTTTCGGATGGGGTTCCTGTTCCAAAATACAGAAGAATCGGAACTATTCCCATCTTTTCCGTCCATACTTTTGAGACAGGTTCCCAAAAGTCCACATATAGTGGATTATCGTCACAACTCATCAATACACGATCAATTTTCATTGTCTGCCTTTCACCATGTCCAAATCGCTTTGACTGTTGTACTTGTCGTGTTCATCAAAGCACTGTCCGATGAACCACACACCGCCGTTGCTGTCCCCACGGGTAGAACCCGCAGGAAATTGAGTCTTCTCAAAGAATGGATCGTGAACACATACCGTGAGTTCGCCATCACGCACTTTACCCCACACCAATTCCCATAGGAACGATTGGTCTTGTCCTTTGTCGCTAGTGGGTTGAAACTCCTCAATGTCACGGGCAATCCCATTGAGTTTGCCTCCCTTTACACCCCACATACCACCAAGCAAAGGTGCTCCGTGATACGGGTGGTCACGCATCACATGAAGATCAGTTCCGCTGGCAAGCCACTCCTCTACCGCAAGACGCTCACGCTCGGATAGACGGGAATCAGTATCTCGACTCATCATGTACTCTACTCCCTCTTCATCAGCAGGCAAGAAACGGTGGAACATTCCACGACTGTCAGTAGGATTGTACTCTCCATCCACACGCCGCACAAGCACATTTGGACGGGATTCTAATTCTTTAATTATGTACGAAGGAACAGATTCAAAGCAATAGAAAATACAGGTCCAATCAGGAAACAGTTGTGCTGCAAGGTCGGCATTTTTAATTGCACCTATGGTATAAGTGGGGGTTTCCCCCCACAAACTGAATGTTATGACTTTCACTGCTGCTCCTGTGGAACTAATGAAGCAGTTGTTTGTGAACTGTAAATGTACCCGTGCAGAGCATCAGGAATATGGTGCTCTGTCTGTACCTTGGGATACAGGCGCATGAGCCAGTCAATGTCCTCGGTGGACTGACCGTTTTCTCCGTATACAGGATTGAACTTCTCGGTCACGGCTATCTCGCGCCGCCACACGCACATATGGTACGGTGGACGCTGTATATCGCCAAGGAAACCGTCTTCATCCCGCCACAGGTGTCCGTGTGGGTTTCCGATGCCAAACTCCACATTCATGGGTTCACCGTTAATGGTACACCACTGGTTGAATGAAATACAATCTACACCGTCATGCTCGTCAATCGCTGCAAGAATCTTGCTCATGTACTCCTTGCTCACGGCATCATCATCGTCCAGAAACGCAATGTACTTGCCACGCGCTGCTTGTAGCAGGTCATTACGCTTCTCTGAAATGCTCTTTGAGCGGTTATCCAGTAGAACAAGAATCTCTACTGCCTTGCCTTGACCTGTGGCATCTGCTTGCTCCTGCAAATGATTCATTGCTGCCATGAGCGATTCATTGCGGGACGGAATGGACAGAATCAAAACACTAAACTTGATTTCACTTGCTGGTACTGGCATTAAACATTTCCTCCATATCGAAATTGCGTTCTTTTCTACGCTTGAAAGTTTCACCATCAACGCCGTACATTTCTGCGTTCTCGTTTCGTGCGTGGAGTTCGTCCCACGGCTCACCACTCCATTGGTGCTGAATAATACAGATATCACAACGGCGCAGTTTTCCTAGTTCTGCACACACCTGTGTCTGCTCGTTGTCGCAGTACAGAGACTTGTATTCAGGATTGTATATGTACCCAAATCGCTTGTACAGGGGGAAACCCATGACCGTGAGGGTCATCAGAGGGTCTTCCTTTGGACGTAACCCGTCCCAAAACTTGATTGCCCCATCGTAATCAGGAAACGCCTGCTCGTACACCTTTGATATTATTTCATCATAACCCATCTGCACAGGAACCATGTCATCTGAAGCAAGCACCAACACATCACCGTCCACTCCTTCTAGATTGGCATTACAAGCTTCTATCTTGCTCTTGGAGTGTCCGTAAAAATACTCAATCTGTGCATTACGTGCGCGAGTGTCAATCCACTGCTTCATCTCTGAATTATTCATGGTGGGATCGTCTTCATCCATTGTCAGAATGAAACGCACATCGTGCTGTCCACTCAAAAAAGTAAGATAGCGAGAAAAAATTGCTTTGAACTTTTCGGGACGATTGCGGGTGGGAAACTTGATCACAAGTCTGCTCATAATAAATATCCTTTTTGTTTACACCTATTTAATCTGACTTCATGTCCTTTTTGGAACGTCCTATATGATATTTAGTACACAGTTCCCAATCGTTCTTCTCTTTGAACGGCAGAATCTTTATTTTGTTTACAGGAACCCTGTCGGTAATTTTTTCTTTATTCACAATTTTCAATAGTCCCCAATCTTCCAGTAGAGACGCAATAGTGTTTCGTCGTCCAATATCATCAGAATCAATGGAAGTTGGCAGGTCATCCAGTGCAAACATCTCTTTGAAGTGTACAATATAGTACTTGCCGCGCTTGTGGAGAATATGACACGATTGCCACAATTTTTTTTCTGTTCTGGAAGACACACCAATACGAGTAAGGGTTTCACGAATCTTTAGAAAGTCATCAGGTTTTTTTATAGAAATCTCAAGAAGATCTGATGTTTCAAGATCAATGTAACGTTCATTTTGTTCCATGTTTTGTTCACCTCTGAATATTGAACCGACACAGAACTATTTATATTATTTTCGTTTTCCACCCCTGTCTACTGCCACTAGTATCTCCTTTACAGTCTCTTCAGACAGCACTGTAAGGGCTTCCCGTGCCTTGCGGGACGAGAACCCGTAGTACTCCACCAGTGCTGTTACACGCACGTCTTCCTCCCGCTTGAGCCACTTGGAGAACCGCTTGCGTGGACGCACTGCACCCCGCAGGAAGTCAAAGTGCATTTTTGCGTCCAAGTGGGGGCGGGTGTTCATCTCGTTCGCGGCAAACAGGGTATCAGGGAAATACGACAAGCAGCGGGTCACCACAAACGGTGGATACGACTGCTTGGTGTACGCCTCGCTCTCGTCCAAGAGCGGTTCCTTGTTCACATTGATGGCGTTCAAATAATCAGACAGTCCGTAGGTCATGCGTGTTCCTCAAGAGTTTGTGGAACGGCTTCCTTGATCCGTGCTTCTGCAATTTTAAAATACTCTGGATCAAGTTCAATGCCGATGAAATTACGATTCAGGTTTTTACAAGCAACTCCCGTTGAACCAGAACCCATTGTAAAATCTAAAACACATTCTCCGTCATTAGTGTAAGTTTTGATGAAGTATTCCAGTAGAGCAACAGGTTTTTGTGTTGGATGGCATTTGGTTTTATCCCTATTCCCTACGGTGTTGCATAATAGTACGGAATTCGCATGAACAAACTCTGACCAATTGAAATCTACCCCCCCTTCTACATTATAGAGCGAAGAAGTCTTGTTTTTATATCCATATCCCCTTTTAGAATGATTTTGACTAACAAAACTTCCCAAAACTTTTTCTTCATTAAATGTGGGTGTTCCGTCACAAAAAAGTAAAATACTTTCATGCTTTTTCATCGGCATTTTCCCGGCACACATCATTCCTGTTTGTGTGTTCTTTACCCACACCCATTCATATTTGAACATTTTAGGATTACTCATTATCAAAGCAGATGTGAATGGTTGAGAGCCAAACAATGCAATCGCACCATCCCTTTTGGTTATTCGCCTCAAACATTTCCACATCGATTCAAAAGATATTATCTCATCCCATTTGCAAGCGGTTGTCCCATAAGGCGGGTCTGCTAAAACAAAATCAACACTCCCATCAGGAATATCCTTCATCTTCTCCAAACAATCACCTTGCATCAGTTCAATCTTTGACATCTTTCAACTCCTTGTTCACATTGATAGCATTTAAATAATCAGACAGTCCGTAGGTCATGCGTGTTCCCCAAGAAGTGTATGATACGGTGTGTACTCACTTGAACTTGCACTCCATCATTAACTGCACCATACACGCAGTAAGATTGATTTCTGAGTCTGCTACGAATGCTGCTTTGTACTGGTAGTCACCAAGAATAAGAATTGCTTGTGGAATGGATCCACTTTCCAAGTTCTCGTACAGCCCATCGTACACCGCACGGAATACACGAGACTGGTCGTTGTCAAGGTTCTCCACCACCCACTTACGAACCCCACCAAAATCCTTGCCCTTCATGGACTTTATCAACCCATTAATCTGCAAATCTCCAAGGGTTTGCAGGATGCCCACATCAATCTTGCCTCCTGCCGAGTACCGCTGTAACTCGTTCAGGGTACGGCGAAAGTCAGGGAAGTACTTGGACACTAGTTGAGCAATCACCTTTTGGTCGTACTCCACCCCCTCGGTCTTAAGGATTTCCTCGGCTCGTTTCAAGAACTGCACTGCCATCTGCGGTTTTTCCTTTTGTGGAATCCTGAAGTCAATACAGGTGCATCGAGAGTGGAGTGGCTCAATGATTCTGTTTTTAAAGTTGCAGGTAAGAATAAACCGGCAATTGTCTGCAAACTCCTCAATGAAACCACGGAGCGCGGGTTGTGTTGATTGTGCGTTTGAATAGTCAAACTCGTCCAATATCACCACCTTTTTCACTCCGTCAGTAAGCGACACAGTAGAAGCAAAACTCCGTATCTTTGTGCGGAGGGTGTCAATGTTTCCGTCTTCGGAACAATTAATCACCATCACGTCACAACCAAGATCAGCACACAGTGCCTTTGCCACAGAGGTCTTGCCACAACCTGGTCCTCCAGACAACAGAAGGTTTTGTGGTTCACCCAACTCAACTGTCCGCAAGAAACTTTCGCTGGTTTCTACAGGTAGAATACAGTCTTCCACAGTTTGTGGTCTGTATTTCTCAGTCCACAAACCATTCACATTTGTTGTAGTCAAACTTAAGCCTCGTAGGTAGAGTCGGAGTTTAGGGCAATCCAATACTTTAACGGTTCATTTTTGTTAGAGAAACACGACACCACTTTTTCTGAAATTGCAACCGTGTAATCACCAGGCAGAATCTTCAGGTTTTCCACATCAAAAATAAATTCAAAAGTTGCTTCTGAAGTATTGTCTCCCACCACAAGCGAATAGAAGTTAGAAGTAACATCTCCCCTGTCTATAGCAGCAAATTCAATGTGTTTGCCGTCAGCAGATGAACGAACACATAAATGCCCCACCTGAAGCACAGACGCTGCCTTTACAATATCGGCAAAATCTTTTGCTGTTAGATCAAACTGTACCACAGCAGACGGCATAGAAATCTTTTTACTTGTAGAAGTCACCAACTTTGGATCACAGTAATAGTAGCGAACATTAGACTTTCCGCTCTTCACAGTAATGTAGTTCTCTTCAAACACAAACTCTGGATCCTTGAACAAACTAACTGTGCCAAGAAACTTGTTTAAGTCCCAAATAGCAAACGACTTGCTAAAAGTCTCGTTTACTTTTGCCTCGGCAAGAATATTTTTTGTGGAGGACAGGGTGTTTAGAGTATTACCGTGGTTCACAATAATACCAGAATTAATAGTCGCAAAGTTCTTGAGAATTTCAAGAGTTCGCTTGGAAATAGTGATGGAATTAGTTGTCATTGTTTTTGTACTCGTCATATTCAAAATCCTTTATTCCTGAATTTAGATCATTTGTAATATCATTCAACTGCTGTTTTTCACTGTGTCTTCGCGCACTTTTGTGTTTGCGATCCACAGTTTTTTGTGCCTTTCGTGCACTACGGTCACGGTCATATTTAAACCAATCATTGCTTCTGCTCATTTAAAAGTCTCCAATATCTTCAATTAGGTTACGCAATCCTTTCTCTATCATGTAGTTCAAAATCTTAGCACGAGTGGGGGTTACTGGTTTATTCCATTCAAATTCAATTTTTTCTTCGTACTTCACAGGAATGTGCAGCAGATCAATAAGAATTTTATTGCGATTCCAATTTTCGGTATACTCGGTCTGAATATTACCTGTGTCTACGTAGAACTTTAGTATCTGTTCCATTCGCTTCTTTGTAACAGGTTTCTGTCGTTTAGACTTGTTAATTAATGAATCATCATCAGACAGTACATTGGGAACGCCATCAGAAGAATCACCCTTAATAATGTGTTCAAACAAATACTGTTTTGGATTCTCCACGGATATAAACTTTTTTAACACTGGCGAATACTGAGTCACATTAGGATGTATCTGTAACTGCCCAAAGTCTTTATCTCCGCTAAGAATAAGTACCTTCTCAGTGGGAGAATACCGCTTCGTGAGAAACGCTATAATGTCATCTGCTTCACAGCCCTTCACAATCATGTTTCTGTACGGAAAGTTTTCTGCTACTTCTTCACGAATAGTATTTATGATGTTGTAGAATTGCTCCCACTGCTCGGGGTTTTCCTTGCGGTCAGCTCTACGCTTTGCTTTGTACAGTGGAAAAAATTCACGTCTCCAAGACACACCATCGTCTTGGCAAATCACAAGTTCACCGTACTCACGAAAAAACTTTTTGCGATACATTCTGTATGTATTCAGAACCATGTGTCGTATAAGGTTTTCGTCAATTGTGCCAATATCCCGTGTCTGTGCAAAAATAGAGGACAATAGAACCTGTGTGTTGTCTACAAGAATCATTACTGTACCTGTAAAATAAGGCAGTGCTTATTTACTCGCCCTGTTGGAATTTCTGATTTTGTCTTTACGTTGTTAAGGTAACGCACTGCTACAGTAAATGTTTTACGGCATTCATTAGTGTTTTTCACAAACTCTTCAGGCTTGCGAACCGTCTTTTCAAAAGACTTGGACGAGTCAAAACCAAGAACAGTGGACCCCTTAATAAGCAGTCCTGTTTTGGGTTCCACTGCCACAAACACAATAGCCTTGTTAGTTTTGGTGTTGAACATTACTAGTCCTTGTGAACCAATAATATCACTTGGTTGCACAGAGTCAACCCCAAACACATTACTTTTCAACATAAATTTTAAGCTCTTGACCTGTGACTGTGCGCTCTTGGGTTTGCTCTTACGAGGTTTGCGTGAAGACCGTAAAACAGTAATACGATCATTTAAATTACTAATTGCTTCTTCGAAATATTCCACAAGTTTTTTTAGATTTTTGGATTTCAAATATGAATACGCCTCTACCAAATCTGCATCTGTTTTATCTTGTGCTGCTTTTATTTCTGTATACGACTTTTGTAAACGGTTAAGTGCCACTGTAGCCATGGGTTTGTTTAGACCAGCTGTCTTGATCCAGTCAACAATAGGATTACACTTCTTTTTTACAATCACGCTTTCAGTTAAAATATCAAGCACAGGTTCAAGAGTAGTAAGCATTTCATTTGCTTTTGCTTCAATACGATCCTGAACCGTTGTTTTATCTGCTGGTTTTTGAATTTCTCGCTTTCGTGCGTCTAGGAGCAATTCGTTAACATTTTTAAGAATAAACTCCATCTGCTTTTCCGTCATGGGAAATCCGCGACTAGCACATCGGCAGTACGGTGAAATCATTCTTAATAAGTTTTTTGATGCACGACAGACTAGTTTTGCGTCATCGTCACGACCCTTGCTAATTAGCCATTCTGAAACCCATTTTTTTCCTAAAAGTAAATTAAAATTCTGCCGATACCAATGGAGAGATTTTTCCAAAAGCAGATCGTGGTCTGCGTTTTTAGAAATGGTTGTAAATTCTGGTTCATTACCTCCAGACAGAATTCTACGAGCACGTTCATTGGATAGTTTTTGGTTCATGGTTAGCATAGTTTGCTGAAGTTGTTTACCTTTTTGTAGACAAGAATGTTTTGAAACTTATCTAGCATTTGGTCAGATTTGTGTGAGATAACAAAAATATTATTTGATCTACCCATGTTTTGAAGAATTTTAATTACCTCTTCTGTTCCCACAGAATCAAGAGAGGAGTCAAATACTTCATCAAGAATAAGAAGATTTGTGTTTGCACTGTTCTTCATTCTAGCAATATCTCTCCACGCTAACAAGAGGGACAGATCAATTCTTAATTTTTCACCCTCACTAAAATTATCGTACGAGAACTCGTCACGGTAGCGACTCTTGATTATTTCAACAAAATCTTCGTTAAGGGTAAACTGTGCAAAAAAATCCATAGAAATCAAATATTTGTTTACAATCTTATTGAGAGCAGGAATATATTTACGAATAATTTTTCGTTTGATGCCGCTGTCTTTTAGAAGAACTGTGGCAATTTCCATTGTATGAAGGTCTTCAATTAATTGTTTTCGTTGTGCCTCTGTGTTTGCACTATCTACCTGTAAGTCATCTATAATTTTCCGCTCTGTCTGAACAGAGTTTTTTTCTTCTACAGTTTTAGCACACAAGTCCTCTAATTGCTTCATATACTTTTTTGAGGACACAATAGCAGAATCTGTCTTGTGAGACTCCTGTTTTTTTGTTTCAATCAGAGACAACACCTCTGTAGACGTGTTTAGTTTTTTCCGTGCATCTTCAAGCATTACCTCTATTTTTTCTAGTGCAGACACTAGTTCCGTTTTACGAGTTTCTTTTTTGCTGATCATGTCTTCACGAAATTCTATAGGCAATCCGTGTTTACACACAGGACACTCTTCATTTTCTGTATAGAATTCCTTTTCTTCTTGAACTTTTTTCATGCCGCCCTGCATCTGTTTACGGAGTGCGCTCATCTGTGAAATAGAGTCTCGTTGCTTGTCTACAGATGCCACGCTTTCCACTAATTCAACAATCTCGCTTTGTAATTTTGCTTTTCGTTCAAGCATATCAGTAAGTACGGTTTGCTCCTCGCCAAGACACTTACGATACGACTCCAAATGACTATCAGACTTCTCTTCAATCTTGGTGATCATGTCTACTTTGTTTTCAATTTTTATTTTAAGAGTGGAAATCTGTTTTTCTACTCCCCCCAATTCTTCTTTAGTTAAAGAAATTCTAGTTTTTAGTATTTCGTTCATTTTTGAAAACACATCAATATCCAATAGATTTTCCACAATATTTCGTCTGTCCGCAGCAGGAAGCCACATAAACGGCACGTAGTTTGTAGAACCAAGAATGACTACTTGACAAAATGTCTTGTAATTCATTTTTAGTATATGACCTTCAAGAATTGCTTGATAATCTTTTACATTTGCCATCTGTGGAATTTCTGTTCCGTCTTTTTCAATAATGAACACTTTTGGAAACAGTCCACGAGTAATCTTAAACTTGCTATTGTTAGAAGTAAACTCAATCTCTACCAAGCAGTCTTTTCCGTTTATAGAGTTTACAAGTTGAGGCAAATTAATATTACGGAATGGTTTGCCGTATAACACAAAAGTTAGAGCATCCAACATCGTAGTCTTACCAGCACCATTATCACCACAAATAAGAGTGGTGTAGTGTTTGTCTAATTGAATTTCCGTAAAATAATTGCCTGTACTAAGCAGGTTTTTCCAACGGATTTTATTGAATATAATCATGACTTTATGTTCTCATTTGCGATGCACTCCGTGTACAGATCGCGCACAAGACTTTTCAAACGGGTTGAATCAGATAGATTTTGTATGCTTTCAATCTCTTTGTTTATGATAGAGATTGTGTCTTCACTCAAATCTACGGGATCGCTGTCCCCGCTCCCGCTTTTCTCCTCTTGCTGAAAGTTTTCAATAATAATAACACCGTGCGGAGCAGTTGCGTATA